TCAGATATCGAAGTTGGCGATCAGCAGCTCGCCCTTGGGCTCCCGACCGCGCCCAGAGGCACCCACGGTGTAGTTGATCGACAACCGCTGCATGGCGAGCCCCTTGAAGGCCAAGCGCATCTGCGGGATATCGTTCACGCTCACCAGCGCCTTGCCGTTCATGGTGCGCAGCAGGTCGGCCATCCTGTCGTACTGCTCCAGCCCAAAGCCCACGCCATAGCCCTCGGTGCCGTAGTAAGGCGGGTCCAGGTAGAACAGCGTGTGCGGGCGGTCGTAGCGCTCCACACAGGCCGCCCAGTCCATGTGCTCAATGGTCACCTGGTGGAGCCGGAGGTGCGCCAGGCTCAAATCCTCCTCCAGGCGCAGCAGGTTGAGCCGCGACTTGGCTGTCGTGGCCACGCCAAAGGTCTGGCCGTCTACCTTGCCTCCAAAGCCCAGTTTTTGCAGGTAAAAGAACCTGGCTGCCCTTTGGATATCGGTCAAAGTGTCGGGCGGCGTGTCTTGGAGCCAACCGTACATTTCCCGGCTGGCTAGCGACCACTTGAACTGGCGGACGAACTCCTCGAGGTGGTTCTGCACAACCCGGTAGAGCCGTACGAGGTCGCCATGCACATCGTTCAGCACCTCCACCTTGGCAGGTTCCTTGAGAAAGAACAGTGCGGCCGCGCCGCAAAAGGCCTCCACGTAGCAGTCATGCTGGGGAAACAGGGGCAGGATGTGCTGGGCCAAGCGGCGCTTGCCGCCCACCCACGGCACCAATGGTGCCGCCTGCGGTGCTGTCGAATTGTTAAGGGGCGTCCTGACGCTTTTGGTCTTGGTCATAGTTGCTTTCAACGTTTGACGCTCCAGGGCGCTCAGGTGTGGGGCGCTCGGCCCTCAGGATGTTCATAGTCCCGCAGCGGGGACATTTGATTTCAAGTCTCAGGTACTGGGCTTCGGCCAACTTTCTTTGGCACCGGCCACAACGAACAATTTCCATGGGATGGCATCTTGGATAATGACCCGGCCTAGCTAGGTGGCAGGGTCTTCGGTCGATGCCGTGGTCATTCACGGCGGAGGCGGGGGCTTGAGGTGTTAGCGCACCGCAGGCCCTCGCCCTGTTTTTATGCGCCGGAGAGAACTTGCTCCAACATCTGCCGGGCTGTGGGGGCATCCAACAGGTTGGTGCCAATGCGACCAGGCTGCCCTGGCGTTCCGTCTGGATGGACGTTTGCAGGCACAGGCCACCGCAGGAACCGGCTCACCATCTCGTCGGTCACCAGTGGTTCTGCCAGGCGGGCCAGCTTAGTGCGCAGCTCGTAGCCCATCAAGGCCCAAATCTTCTGAACTGCGTTCTGGCGAGCAATCTTGCGACCGATCTCTGCGTCGAAGTTTTCAGGACTGGCGCAGGCCGACTCGCCGGTCACGACGAAGCCGTTTTGCAGCACCAAAACACAGAAGGTCAAAAGGTCGAGTGACTTGGCCTGACCTGCAGGCGCAGTACCCATCTCAGAAGCGCCCAAAACACCCTCAGTCGCTGTGAAGTAGAACTCGCTGGCGATATTCGCTTCAATAGCTGAAGGCGTAACACGGGCGGCCGTCAGGCCTTTGGCTTGGATTTCTTGCTCAATGTGGGCATCAGACATAGTTTTCTCCAGGGTTGAAAATTGTTTAAGACTCGCTCACGCAGTGCTTGTCGTGGGGGTCAAAGTAGTCCAGCAGGTTCTGGCAAACCCATACCGCGTGTTCCTTGTGCCAGCAGTCTTCCTGCAGGCCGATGTAGCGGGAAAGTCGATCTGTCACCAGCTCCAGCGGTCGCTTGGGGAACTCCAAGAACCACGCTGTGGCGAGCGTCCAGTTGGCGATCAGGTCCACCAGGTAGCCAACTATCAGGGCGGGTGACGCCAGCACCAAGGCGGGCTTGGTCAGGCGCTTGCTTAGATAGGCTCGATAGAAGCCCATGATCAGGACGTAGAGCAGCCAAAAGCCGTACAGATATGCCAGCACCCACCCCAGGGCAGCCAGCGCGACTAAATGGGCGCTCATTGCGGCCACTCCAGGGCGGGCAGATCGGCTTCGATGTCGGCCAGGTCGTCTGGGAGAGGTCGCTGTCCGGAATTGACCTGTTCCAGGATTGCATATGCTGCTGCCCAGGTGGAATCCCGCAAATTCACGCAGGCCTGCCCCTCTGCTTTGAATTTGGCTACTGCGCTGGCCGCATAAGAACAGGCGCTCAAAATGTTGTCGTAGTGTCTAGAGCGCGCCAACCCATCCAGACGCGATTGAATGGCGGCAGTGAATCGGGCCAGCAGTTGCTCCTGAGTAAGCGGCGCTTCCGCTGGCTCTTGGATAGGTTCTGGAATCTTCTTCACAACCCACGCACCATCACCCCACTCAAGAAACTCTGATTGATCATGGCTTGGTGGTACGACCTCCACACACCCAGCTGGGATCAAGAAAACGCCTGGTTCAAGTGGCGATAGGTCACCTTCGCCCAGTTGCACCTCACCCTGATAGAGGCGCGTAATTGGATTGAATGCATAAACAGTCTTCATATGTCACCTCAAAATTTAATGCAGGCCAGCAAGGCAATATTGCGGGGGCGGTTTTCTGAGGCTACACGTGGCGTGCCATTAGTACCGTCTGTAGTGGGGCTGCCGGTACTGAATGCACCTGGTGGCGAGTTGTTTCCTCCACCCAAACCAATGTTTGGAGAGTTGCTTCCTACAAGGTTTGAAATGCTGTGCAAGTGGCCTTGCATTGCGTCGAGCTGACCTGAACCAAACACTCGGGATACATCAACTCCACGAGCGTCGTCCCAGGCCCGCAAGAACTCGCCGCGCATGTCGGGCAGACCAAAGGTAGTACTGCCATCACCAACCCCGAATGTGGTTCCGATTGCAGCAAATAGAGTGGCATAGGTAGTTCGTGAAACTAATGCGCCATTGGCCTTCAAGAATCCCGAAGGCGCTGTATTTCTAGCAAAGAAGCAAACTTCACCTGCTTGCTGGCCTGAACCAGCGGATATTCCAGTAGCCGGATTCAGCAGCACCCATTTATCCAGTGTCAGGTCGTACTGCAGCTCAATCCAATGACCGGCACCTGCAATATCACCTGCTGCCAAGGCAGCTCCTGCACCCTTGACAATTGCCTTTGCTGCAACAGTCCCCGCTTTAGGCGTGAAGGTTGGCGCGGTGGTCGCATTCGCCAGAGCACCACGTACGTATAAGGCCATGCCATCTCTCAAGACCGTGATGTCCGGCGTAAAGACGGCCGTGATGGCATCGGCCGTACCAGCTGCAGCAGCAGAGAACAGTTTCCCCGACTGGATAGCCTGTGCCACCTGCGTGTAGGTTGCAGGATTGCTTTTATCAAAAGCAGCCGGGGCAATGCCGCCTGCTTTGATAAGAGCCAATAGCTCCCAGATCAAGCCATTTGCGTCCTGTGCACTAACCGCCGTAGTAACGGCGGCTGTGTCCTGGTGTAGACGCTGTCCGGTACCGGCATCCGTCGCATAAGCATCACTGCTGGTGTAGTCCATTTTTCACCTCAAACAAAAATTACGTTGACGCTGTACCTAGCAGGCACAACACGGTTCAGGTAACAAGCCAGCTCGCTGCCATTCAGCGTCCCGCTGAGCAGCCTTTGCCCCACCCTGGATTTGCCAACCCGAAAACGGGTCGATTGAACGGTCACGGTGATCCACAACTTCCCATCCAATCTCCCCAGTCGGCGTCCACAACGCATTCCGCATCGAAACGGTGTGTTGTAGACAACGGTCACCAACGGATATCCCAACCAGGCACAGATTGCGATCAGCGCTCCAGGACTGGCCGGGCTGGAATCCAAGTACTCCAGCACTGGACCCCTCAAACGACCCAATAAAAGCTTGCGTCTGGTTGCATCGTCCTGATTGAGCCCAAAGCAGGCATCCGGCAAGCCAGCTGCTTCCTCCCACTCAGCCAAACGCGTAACGGCCTGGTGTGGCTGCCACCGGTTGGCTGTCAGACGGGCGAACTCGTGGTGCTCGTAGAAGCTGGCGGCAATACCGCGCATCACGCGCATCAAGGTAGACGCAGGGTTGCGCGGCCATGCAAAGCCGTTCGGCAGCAGGGCGACAAGGGCTTGCCAAAACTTATCCATGGCCGTCAGACAAAGGTCACCGTGCCCAGCACTAAAAGGCTGTTGTAGGTGCCAACCGTAAACACGCCACCTTCCGTCAAGGCGGGGGCTGAGATGGTGTGGTTGTACTCACCCGTCACGCCGCTGATCACTTCCTTTAGATGACTGTGAGGAATTGAGCCACCTGGCACAGCTTCCCTAAAGAAAAGGTCTTTGAGCGCCAGTACCACGGCCGCGCGGATCGCTGCAGTGTCCGGTGACACATTCACCGTTACATTGATGGTCACAGGGGTGGGAATGATCACAAACAGCTCATCCGGGGGGCCGCGCTTGGGATCGCGGATGTAGTCACTCACCAGCTGCTGTTGCCCCACAGTGGGCAATCCAGGCGAAATATTGCCATCCGCCATGATGATCACACCCGCCGTAGTGGCCCCTGACGGGTTGCGGACACCCCAGGCACGCGTGATTCCAGCCACCTGCATAGCCCAGCGGGCATAGTCGGCAGGGCTCCCACCCATAGGCTCGTTGGATAGCCGCTGTTGCAGCCTGTAGATGGCCTGCGCTTCCGTTTCCTCGTCAGCGCCGCCCGTGATGCCATTGGGCATGGCAGCAGTGAAGCCAGCGTCAATTCCCACTACCGTGGATACCAAGGTCAATGCAGAGCCGCCGCTCAAGTTGCCTGCAGCGCCCGCCACCAAGGCCGTCACGGTTGCAGTCACTGTGCCACCCGCACCCACAGCAACATCAGCAGCCACCGAGTACTGGCGGCCATCGGTCGTCTGCAAGAGCGTTCCTGCCTGCAACAAGGTTGCCGCCACACCTGTGCCGGTGACATTGCCGCTTGCAGCAGCGGCGGGCTTAAAGGCCATTCCGTAAGTCGCCAGCCATCCAGCCAGGAATTCGCCAGTTGACTTGATTGGGATGGCTTGACGTGCAATGAAGTCCCGCAGGTAACGGTAAGCCGCGTGAAGCGCCATGCCCAGAACAACTGACAGCGCTTTGGAATTGGACCGTGCCAAGTCCAGATCGGCCGGGCTCATGTCGTTCTTCGGCGCTCCGGTTTGCTGCGCCTGTGCAAGCGATTGCTGAATGAGCCGCTCAGAATTGGCCCGCAGCTCATCAATGGAAGGAATGGGCGTACCCAGTGGCGTGGTGCTCATTGGATGAACCTCTTGACGCTGGTGCCCCACAGCACGTCATAGACCGGGGCTACTTGACCAGGCTTGTAGATGGAGGGGCGCACCGCTAAGCGGTCTTGGCGCTCGCCTACCCACTGCGCGATCACACTCACCCGGCTTGCAATGCCATCACGCAACATCCAGTCCAGAGCCTCTGCCGCAGCAAAGCGGGCACGCTCCAGAAGCTCCTGGCTGCTCTTGCCTCCGTAGCAAGTCCAGAGCAGGGAGCCCCAAGGGTCGGGGCGAGAATCAAAGTCGTCTGTCGTGAACTCATCGCCCACCCAGCCACGGCGATCCGTTTCACCTTGGGGTAGCTTGTCATCGATGCCAGCGCGCCGATCTGTAAACAGGGAAAGGATCACTGCCGTCTGCAGCGTGTCCTCCAGCTCCACCGAGTAGGTCGCCAGAACATCGGCGTAGACAACCGGCACCCCATTGGGCTGCACGAAGTCTTTCCAAGGGTAGGTCACCGCAGGGCCAGGCGTCACCAAACGCCAGTCAAACGGCATTCCAAAGACGCTCGCGGCGTCTACGGTATTGGGCTGGGGTCGTGTGGCCACATCAAACATGCGGCCAGTGTCTTAAACCGGCGTCAATCGGTCATGGTGAAACACTTCACCAAAGCATCAGAAGGCGGCAGTGCTTCCAGAGCCTGTTTGAACGCTGCCGTGGCTGTGGCCAAGCACTTCCTTGCCAGCAACCTTCAAGCTTGTAGCGGCGGCGGCAGTTTGCGAGGTAATGCCCTGACTGGCCGTCACCATGGGCGTGTTCAGTGCCACGCCTGTGCTTGCATTCACGATGAACTGATCGCAGTCCACCTGCGCAATGCGCCCGGCCCGCAAGCGGACCATGTGGCCCTCCTTGTGCCACACCGCCACCTCGTAGGCGGGCAACTGGGGACGCTCCGCAATCCGATCAAGCCGGATGATGACGGTATGTCCACCGATTTCCAGCTTCAAGCCTTCTCCGCTGACCGGGTTGGCAGCGAAGCCATAGTCCTGCGGCCGTTGGGCGCCGTCTCGACCCTCGTTGGGCAACCCTTCTTCCCGGCCGCTCTGGAACCTGCCCTCGGTAAGCCCACGCACACGCACCCAGCGCATCAGGTTTGCAAACATCAATACGCCCCCTCTGCGCCGTCCACCTTGCTGCGCGGGTGGTTGGTCGTGTTGCCCTTGTTGCCCCAATTGCGGCGCTTCACCTTGCTTTTGAGCGGGGCAGTGTCGTAGGCCTCCACCGGCCGCACCAGCAACTCGGTCACATCGCCTTCCTTGAGGTCACAGGTCTGCTTCACACCGCAAATCAGCCATTCCGTGCCGTCCAGGCCAGCAACATCGTCATAGATGGGCACACGCTGATTTAGGGGCCACGGCTCGCCCTGAAACGTCCAACCCTCGACCGTGTAGCGGAACCCCATGGAGTGCCCACGGCGAACCCGTGCAGTGTGCTCGGCCAGTGTTTGCAGCTCCGCCTGTGTGGTGTTGCCATCGGCATTGATCACCAAGGGTAGATAGCGCTCAATCTCTGCATCCTTGGCAGTCGCCTTCAAACCCCGAGCCTGGTCAAAGTCTGCCACTGTGCTTGATTGGCCAAAAACGAAGTACTGGCTGTGCCGCTGCTCATCACTGCCCACCGATTCCATGGAAATCACGTTCTGCCCACGTACGATGGCGCCCTTGAAACGGTTTTTGCCAGCCTTTGTAAGCAGCACACGTCCAGCATCGTCGCGCGTGATTAGGACGCCCCGCAACCTTGCTGCTCGCGATACCGCGTCAAGCGCCGTCTCACCATGCCCTAGCTTGAAGTCCTTCACCACGTCGCCCAGCTCGGCCTCCACCACCAGGTCCAGGCCAAAAGGCGTGATGATGTCCTTGATGATCCGGTCCACCTTCACATTGCGCCACTGGCCGCCCTTGTAGATCGCGGAGCAGTTCACCAGGTCGCCAGTCCTGTCGCGGCCCATGATGCGCATACCGCACTCACCACGCCGATAAAACGGCTCGGCTGCCAGGACGAAACCAGTAATCACGGTACGGTCGCCAATACGCACTTCCACTTTGTCCTGGCGCTTGATTTCCGGAGGGTTTCCGGGAATCAAGGTCACCGGAATGGAGAACGTCCCCGCCAACGCTTCCAGATTTCTGTCTACCTCGCTCTGCAGCCAGCCCTCATAGGTCTTGCCGTTCACGATCACCGTGATCTTGGCCTGGTCGCGTGTGTATTGCGCAAACATCAGTCATGCCTCATCAAACGCAGCGCCTTGCCAGGAGGCACGAGAAGCGGGTGGGTAATGTGCGGATTCATATCCAGAATCTCATCCGCATAAGCCACGGTGCCAAACAGCTTGTAGCTCACCAGCCAGACCGGTTCCCATCCATCGGGGGTATAGGTAGTGAGGCGTGCCAGATCACGGCTGCGGTCGCGGATATCGGCCAAGCACGCACTCAGCATCGCCATCATGGCGTCATGCCAGGAAGACGCTGGCAAGCCATCACTGGCCGCTTGAGTGCTGGATCGCAGCATCAGCCGGGTGGCCTGTGCATTCACCGTCGCCCGCAGGGCCAAGGCATCGTCATAGCTGGTCATGTCGGTCGCAGCAATAGCTTGCACCCATCCCGCCAGAGCCATGCTCTCCACCAACTGGTCGCTAGCGTCGTTCAACGCCGCAAGCTGTCTGCGAGCTGGAGTGTCGAGCCCCAAGCCAGTTGAGCTGCCTGTGCCATACATCACCAGTCCGCCACCTACCAGTGGCATTACCGAGGTTTCAAAGTCCCTTCGAGCGACCTTTGAACCCATATCAAACATGCCTTGAAAGCTAGCTGCAAAGTCCCGCGCAGCTGCCGAGCTGAGGTCTGTAGGCAGGGAGAACAGGCTCCCCATGGCGTTACCTAAAAGGCGTGGCTGGCGTACCAGGCTGCTTAGGCCGTCCCGCAACGCCTGGTAGTTTCCAATCGCCGCGTTGCTGAAATCGCCTAGGCCGCTGGTGACCTTGGACATGTTTCCCCACACCACGCTCACTGAGTCGGTCACGCGAGCTACAACGCGATCTGCAGCCCAGCCGGGCTTGTTGGACAAATCAAACCCACTTTCAAACGCATCAACACTGGCTGCCTTTGCGGCTGCAGCCTTGTCGCTGGCTGACTTCTGGGTATTGACCACTCCAGTTGGGTAGCGTCGCACCTCTGCCCGAACAAAGGTCAGGTCAAAGCGAGCGATGCCTCCCTCGGCTGTCGGGTTTTCCTTAATGGTGAACTTGCCCGCCACAAACACGCGCATGGTGCCTGCAGTCGGATGGATAAGAACGCCATCGCCAGTAAGCACTTCACGCAAGCGCTCCCGCTGGGCAAAGTAGTCATCACCGATCACGTAGGCAGAGAGCTTGATTTCCTCCGCCCCTTCACCCATGCGAAAAACGGTTGGCAAGTCTTGAAACGGGTACTCCCGAATTACCACGTTGTCGCCAGCCGTGTGCTCAATGGAGTCAACCTGAAACGGGACGCCTCTGAAACTCGCGGGCTGCAATTGATCAAGCCATGCTGGCATCAGCGCAGCCCTCCTGGATTCGTGGCGCCCGGATTGAGGCGGATCAGCGATGGCTGCTGCAGCACACGTGGCACAGCGGTAACACGCTCATCTGTCACACGCACATCAATGCCAAGTGTCCCTTGGCCTACATCCAGCCTGCCGCTTCCCAAGCCACCACTAACGTCTAAGCCACCTGCAGCTCCACCAGGCGCGGAGATATTGATCGGATTCACACGTGCCAGTGGGCGGCTATTCAGCATCTTGTCCAGCGCATCCTCTGCAGCTAGCGCCCTAGTTGAATCCTCACTGCCAAAAAACGAAGCCACACGATGCATACCCCGCCCCAGCCCATTGCTAAACGAGGTCCCCTCCAAGAGGGTCTTGTTCAAGATCGTCCCGGCACCATAGCCAACGCCTAGGGCGCCAGCGGCAGCGGCTATCGGTATGGCTGCACCCCCTGCCGCCATACGAACACCCGCGCCGCCAGCAACTCTTGCAGCCCCCAGCACCGTACCCATACGGGTTGCTGCGCCACCAAGCCATCCGCCCAACTTGCCTGCAACGCCACCGCCCCCCAGGAGGGCTGCAGCAGTAGATGCTGCCGCCAAGGCCCCCAAAGCCACGGTTGCGGCGTAAGCCGCTGCTGTTGTCTTGGGGAATTCATCGCTTAGGGCCACCGTCTTATCCATTAAGGTATTGAGCGGTCCTGCAATGCCCTCCAGGGCATCGCTCGCGGCAATGTCCTTGCGGTTTGCCAGATCAACTGCACGTGAACCACTTCCCTCACTCAGGAACAGATACCCCAAGGCCACCGACCCTCCAGTCTCACCCTGGACGGCTCCCATCACCTTTGCGCCGTAGTCGCGTGTTTTCGCCAGACCGGAATAGCCGCCAAACTCTTGCAGGTCATTGATGATGGTGGAGATACCAGCACTCTTGTAAATGTCTGCAACGTCCGAGTAGCGTTGAGCTCGCTCTTCAGGCGTAAGGCTTTTGTCGGCAGCTGCCATCGCAGCTCGCGCCTTGCCCTGCGGGTCTTGCTTCGCCATCACGCGGTCAAGCATCGCCATGTACGTGTCCACGGGCGTCTTCCCTGCAGCAGCTCCTTTTACCATCTCAGCTGTCAGGTCGATGCCTTGCTTGGCAAAGTCCTTGCGGGTGGAGTCGGCAGGTATCTTCTGCATGAAGTTCCGCAGGTTGTTGGCGGCTTCATCATTGGTTCCCGCCGTAGAGCGCACCTGCTGCAACATGGTGACCATTGCTTCCACACCAGCCATGCCTTTGTAGCCCTTAAACATGGGTGCTAATGGGCCGATCCACTTCGCCGAGTCTTTGATCTCAAATCCACCCTCCTGTCCAGCACGCATCACTTTGGCAAGGGCAAGATCAATTTGCTCTGGCGCCAGACCAAAGTTCACCTTCATTTTTTCCGCAGCCTGGACAAGGTCATCTGAGCTGGCCCGGCTGGCTACAGAGGTCCGCATGATGGAAGGCAGCAGCTTCTCACTCTCTTCTTTGGAGAATGACCCGGTGCCTACCAGCTTCTCATAGGCCCCCAGCGCATCGTCACGCCGAGCACCGCGCACGTTTCGCACGGTGCCATTGATGAGGGCATTGACCTGGGCATACCCGGCGCGCAGCTCATTGATGTCCTTGGCCCCGGCGTAGGCCGTCGCGGTTGCAGATCGCAAGCGCATGTCGTAGTCCATAGGCTTGTCAAACCCGGCCTTTGCCACCATTCCAGCACCAACCACGCCAGCGCCAAAGCCCGTAACCGCCTGCAACCCCTTGTTGGCCGCGCTCAAGGCGCGCTCATATTTCTCAACCGACTGCTGGGCACGGGCAGCACTCAAGGCGATCTGAGAGAAGTACTTCGCCTGTTTGTCCAGGCTGGAGTTGTGCACGCCGCCAATGCGCATAAGGAAGCGCTCGTAGGTGCCCAGCTTCTTTTCCGTCTCGCCCAAGGCCTTTTGAATCTTGTCTTGCGCCTGCGTCAACGCCTTGGCATCGTCACCCGCCTTCTCCCGGATGTTCGACACCAGGTCAATGAAGTACTTCAGTTTTAGTTCACGCATGGCAGTAACTTAATTGGACTTGGTTGCACGCCTAGTGATGTCAAGCGCCATGGCCTGAAGCTGCGGCGTTGGCACCACCTCCAGTGAAATCGGCGAGCAGTGCAGGGCCAGACTCAGGGAGACCAGCATGCGATCCCACATCTGCAGCCTGGCCCACGGGCTGTGGGGATGAGCTGGTTCCGGCCGGAATGCGGCCAACGGCAAACTGGTCGAAGTCAGCCTGGGTGATAACGCCGTAACGCAACTGGGCGGCCAGCGTCACCAGTACCACTCGCTCCTCAAGCAATTGCAGATCGTGGGGGCTCAGCTTGCCAAAGGTGTCCAGGTCAAGCACGGCCAGGGGGAGCTTGGTTCCATCGCACTCAAAGTATTCGCAATGGCGCATGGTCATTGCGTAGCGGAAGTCAGACTCACTTACCAGCAACTTGGGCACACCGCCCACCGTCATAACTCGCTCCGCCATCCGGGCTGCAATGCGCTCGTCAGCCACGGACGTTTCACGCAGCCGGACCGTGCGGTACTTGATAGTCTTGCCGCCCACATCTGCAGGCAAACCATCAGCCAGGGTCAGTTGGAATATGTCGTCAATGCTGGACGACACGACAGCGGGGGTGCTTTGTGTGTTCATGGCATGCAGTGTCTGACTGCACGCCAGTTTGGTCATGGTGAAACACTTCACCGCACCAAATGAAAGGGCGGAGCACCTTTCGATGCCCCGCCCAGTGCCCTACATGGGCCAGCCTTCACGCGCTACAGTTGTTCAGTTCACAGCCATTGCAGCTCTGAATTCAGGATGAAGGTGATATCCACCGTGCCGCCACCGATATCACCAATGTCGCCAAACGTTGCTTTAGGTGCCATGACCTTGCGGCCGGTAAAGCTGTCGCGCATCGAAATCTGCACATTGCTCATACCCGCATACGTCTTCGGATCAGACGTAGACGCCCACTGCAGCTTGGCCTTGAGCAAGCGAGCCACACGGGCACGCAAGACAAAGTCATCACCACTTGCCGACAGCTTGGGCGAATTGGTGAATCCGGCCGCACCAGAAATGGAAGCGGAGCTGTCTTCAAACGCGATGGGTGCCCCATCCACAATGATCACGTCGACATGAAAGAGTTGGTTTTCACCTGCCATGTGTTTCTCCTGGTAGTTTCAAATAAGGCCCGACTTACACCTGACCCGCAACCACGTTGCTGGTCACCTCGGTCTGGTAGTGCTGGGTCAGGATCACAGGCTCATCCATGATCTTCAATTTGCCGTTAGGGGCATCAATCTCCACCTTCAAGGTCGAGATGTAGTAAGGCATGTTCTGGCACAGGCCTGCATCGCAGAAGATCTTGTACAGCCCAATCATGATTTCTTCGGCCAAATCAACCGTCATGATCTTTTGACCCGGAATCGGCTGTTCCACGTACTGCCCCAGCTTGTAGCCTGCGTTGTTGTACTTGTTTTGGAACTCGGTCACCCGATACCAACGGTAGAAGCTCATCGTCTTGAGCCAGCACATTTCGGCCATGCTGCGGTCAGGCGCGCCACCAGGGCTCAGCTTGTAGTTAGTCACCATGCGCAGCAGGCTGCCGGTGTAATCCACAGCAATGTTCAGTGGTGAGCCGCCTTTTGCCAGCAGGTTATTCATGCTGTCAACTACAAAACCCGCACCCTGCACAGGCCCTCTGTAGCCCAACAACTTGGCAGTCGGCCCCACAGCCGGGTCAATGGCAGCGCTGCTTTCAATCGCAGCACCTGCCATGGCTGCAGTCTCCCAAGGGGAAGTGCAGTCATTGGTCACAGCAATGGTGTGCACATGCGGGCTGTTGCGGGTATTCAACCAGGTGGTGATGGCGGCCTCAGTGCCACGTACGCAGGTCACTACCATGGCGTCTTGCATGTTGTTCTGCAGCCAGCGGGCAGCCAGCTCGTTTTCAAACAACACCATGTTGGGGCTATCGGTGAATGGGTTGACGATTTCCGTCGCACGGTAGAGATTCATCGCCGTGATCACGGGAGTCACATCTGGCAACACTGCACCACCTGCCATAGCTGGCGTTGTCAGCGTCACACCAGTCGCCAGCGCATCGTCTGGGTAGTAGGTAGTGCGTACGTTGATGTCGTTGCCTGTCGGGCCACCCCACCGAGCAGTGATGGTCACCGTACTGGCAGCCACCGCCGCAGTGACAGGCAGCTTAGCCATCGCATTGATGGCGGCGTTCAACTTGGTTGCAATCGTGGCCGAGGTGTCGGCGGTCGTTACCCCCACGCTTACCCGCTCACCGCCGATGTACAGCATCACCTCACCACCTACGGTAGGTGCGCCGCCAACTACCAAAGCACTGGTCGCCTTGACGGCCGATCCGCCTTCATTAATGGCAATCACATCAATGGGCAGGCCCAAGTCAGCATTGGCCTTGGCATCACGCCACATTGCCAGCAGCATGGAGCCTTCGCCCAGCTTGGTGATGGCATCTGCCTCCGTAGTGATGGTGGACAGCGTATTGACGGCCAGCGTGCCGCCCACCAGCTTGTGGCCCACCAGGAGCAGGCGACGTGGCATACCGCGCATGCCGCGAATCGCGCGGCTGAAATCAATCTTGCTGGCAACGTAGGGCACCAGAAAGTTCAAGCTCATCAAATTGGAAATAGACATTTAGGTGCCCTCCGTTCAGTTGGTTTCAAAAATGGTTGGAATGCAGGTTTGGTGGCGTTTACACGCGCACCAAGTCTCCGTCTTGCAAGCGCCGCAGGGTGGTCACCGTCACGGTCTGCAGCGTGGGCACACCAGCCTCAAAGTCCTTGCCGGTTTCGTTGTTGATCAGCTCCAGGCCATCGGCCACCTGGACATGAATCAGTTCACCCAGGCGAGGTGTCTCTTGTGCGGTTGCCACGCCTTGTGTCTCTTCAGGCATGGTCTTGTTATCTGCTTTGGGCATAGTGGCTCCGTCAGTTGGTAGGGAAAATAATTTTTTCGGTCACTGTCAGCGGTGCGCCAGTGGGCGGCGCTGCAGCGGGCTCAGTAATGCGAGCGGTGTCTTCAATAGCAACGCTCAGCCAGTCATACAGTGCAGGCTTGCCGTCAGCTCCAGCAATCGGCTTCACCGCCTGGTGCCAGTCCACTAGCCAAACGGACTGGCCCAACTTGTCCACCGCACGGCTGTAAAGGTTCTCAGCTGATGCGTCGTCTTCGAGTGGCCCCACATTAATTAATGTGGAGGCAGAGCTGTCTGGCATCCACTGGCGCATCACCAGGCACAGCTTTTCAGCCAAGGCCATACCCTGACGCATACGCACTTCGCGCTTCGCGTTCTTCGCCACCACAAAGGCAGCCACACGCACCTGGCGCGCATACTTCCCGCTCAAGCGATGGCCGGCGTGCAGTGGTTGCCAACCCAGCACGGTTACAAAGATGGCCGGGCAGGTGTAGCTCACCTTGTCCATCTCCCCCGTATTGAATTCACCACCATAGGGTTGCACAGTCACCACTTCAGTCTTAGCGAAAGAAGCGCGTATATAGGTTTCCACCTGGTCAAGCAGTGCAGTGCTCATTGCAGCGCCCTCAGCTCAGCAATCAACAGGTCACCGACTCGCCGCTCTTGGCGCTCGCCCATGCCCATCACTGGGCGGGCGGGCAGAGTGAAGCGGTGCCCCTTGCGACCTGTTTCACCTCCAAAGTGGTGAATGGCGGCATAGACCGAGTTGCTACCGATAGCCAGGCCAGCGCCTTCTAACTGAAAGGTGTAGCTGTCATACAGGTGGTGCTTGTCGATCAGCGTCTTACCGGCGCGGCCGATAGCAGCCTCGCTTTGCTCCATGGGCTTGCCATCAAACAGCTTTTGCCCGTCCAGGTTGTCCTGGATGTCGCCCTTGAAGTACTCACCGATATCCCGGCGAACCTCTGCAAACTGGTTTGCGCTCAGCACTGCCAGGCGCGCGAGATGCATGCTGATAGGGCTTGCATCAAAGCCATAGCGAATGGATGTGCCTGCCATCAATAGCTCCTGGGCGGAAAGCTGCCCCAGTTGAAATTGGATGCAGCCTGCCCAGTACGCACACGCCCACGGCTTGCCACTTCTTCCCCGGCCACGGTGATCAAAGACACCCGGCCAGACTGCACATCCTTCAGCCATGCGCGCCAGCGGTCGGCAATCTGCACCATTCGCTCCGTGGCGTTGTCAGAGTCATCAGACACGCCCTCGCGGGCCAAGGCAATGCAGCACTCTTCAAGGGTGCCCGCATTAGCGTCAGAGGTCGACAGCGGCAATGTGACGGCACCACGCAGGTAGCCATCCATGAAGTTACTCACGGTCGCCAGCTTGCGGGTGATGCGGTCTTTGGCGGCGTTGGCCGCAGCTTGCTCGGCGGCGCTTGGCGTGCCGGTCCATGACCCAGTCAGCGCACCACTCAGCAACTGGCTGGTGAGCAGCTGCTGCTCATCGGCCAAGAGCTGGGTGGTCTCATCCAGGCCATATTCCTGGACGAAGCGCTGGGGGGTCGCGTAAGCCATGGCGCTTTACTTCTTCTTCGCGGCCGCAGCGGCTTGCGCAGCGTCAAAGGTAGCCTGGTCAGCGTCCAGCTTGGTTCGGGCAGCAGCCAATGCAGCGGTTTCAGCATCTAGTTTGATCCGCGCATCCGCTAGGGTAGCTTGATAAGCTTCCAACCCATCGCGGTCTTGCACAAGGCGCGCACCCTCAGCTTCTAATCGTGCCCGCCACGCTTTGAGAAACTCTTTTTCCTGATCCAAGGAAGGCCCCAACACCACGGCAGTGCCCGGTGCCTTATCAGCCTTGCTGACCTCGACAGCACCCACTTCCAACAAGGGCTTAGCCAGCAACTCATTGGTTTCGAAGTCTGTCCCCGCCGGTTGACCAGGACCGTAAAGCACACCGTTGTGCTCTACCGCCACTAAGGCCGTGAGAACAACTGACAACAAAGCATTCGACATAAGTCTCTCCAGAGAGGGTTTTTGAATTTAAAAGAAGGCGGTACATACCTCGCCTCATGCCATCCAGTTGGACCTTAGGCCACCGCGTTCTGGAAGTAGTAGCCCAGCGCTGTAGCACTCACTACTTCTTTCACAGACTCCGCCACACGCACGCGCTGGGAGCCACGGATACCCATATTGGGTTCGGGCCTCTCTCCGGCCACCTTGTCACCCCACTGGGCAGTGAAGCCCCAGCAAGGCTGCTGCGCCATAGCGGCTTCCTTGTCCACGTAGAGGAACGCGGCATGCTTGCCCCAGACGCGCTGGTTATTCACTGCCTGACCCTTGCGAGCGGTGTTCACAAAACCAGCGCCAACAACTACCCTCTGGATTTCCAGCACTTGGGCGAGCTGGTCGCGGGTTACTACGCCACCGGTTTGCGCAGTGCCGAATACAGCTTGCACAATGCGCGGGTGCTGACGCAGTTTGGTAAACGTGGCCTGACCAAACACCGCGACGTTGGGGCGGTATACCGGTACGTCCAAGGCAGCCAAGATGGCGTCCAGTGGGTTGCTGTTGGCAAAGTCAGACCACTGGCTGGTGCCGGACAGCGTTGCTTGGTTACCGGCCGCGAAGTTGGCGGTGTTGAACACTCGGCCCGCCACACGCACCTCACGGTCCAGCTGAATCAGCTTGGTAGTCAGCATCGTGCTCACATCCAAGGGGTTCGGCGGGCCACCGCGCGCTGGTTTCACCATGCTGTTGAAGGCTTCCACTTCATCATTCGGAACAATGTCGTCCAAGCCGTAATCCAACACTTCGTCGTTGACCAGGCTTCCGGTGAAGTCCACTTCAGTTGGCACACTCTTGCGGCCCACCAGCGTCTGCGGCACAGTGAAGCCCTGCGCCACGTCATAGTTTGACCAGGCGAACTTCTTTGCGGTTCCGATGCGCGGCATCACTTCATCAGCGATGAGTGCAGTGGCCGGGTTTGAATACACCATCGCAATGGCGGTCAACGTCGGGTTGATAGGAAAGGCAGTTGTAGCCATGTTTTCTCCTGAAAATTGAAAGGTGAACTCAAGCCGATCCCAAAGGACTGGCGCCGACTTTTAGCCCTGCACAGAGCCCGGTTCGATGGTGAAGCGAATCACGTCACCAGCAGCACTGGCAGACTCATCTGCGACGCCGATGATTCGGTTGTTCACGCCAACACCAGGCGCTGCAGTCACAGCACGGCCTACGCCGTCCGAGGTGATCAGGGCGCCGCGAGTAATAGCCGCACCAGCTTCGACCCAAGCAATGCCGACACGAACCACGTCAACACGCTCGCCAGTGGCGATGCCTGGAGGCATTTCGTTCACCACACCGATGATGGAATCTGTGGCTGCGGTAGCTAACGCCACATTGCGGTCGCCGGTGCCGGGCCTTACTAGGCGGTTGTTAGGAATGGCAGCGTCAGCAACATAGTTCACTGCCAGTAAAGGATTAGCCATGTATTTCTCCGAGAGTTAATGGGTGGGTTGGAGTCAGACGGCGCGGGACACATAGGCCACCGCTTCCGGCAAGGACACCGACAAGCCCTTGCCTTCCTGTTCTTTCATGTACTCGCGAGCACGGTCGGCAATCTGGTTCGCATCAGTGCGGTCAATGGCGTTTTGATCGCCGCCAAGATCAGATTGGTTGCCCAGCTTGACCACAGCCTTGCGCGCTGCCATGAAATCCGCGAAGAACTGAGCAGCCGTCTTTTTTACTTCCTTGCTGTCTGCAGCACTGAAGCTGAATTCACCATCGGCCGACTCCAGGGAAGTCATGAATTCAGCCAGACCATGCACCTCGGCAGGTGTGACCAGACCCTTTGCAGTCCAGTCATTGATCTGCACACCAATGCGCTCGGCTTGGCGTTCTCCCTGCAGACGTACCAGTTCTGCCTGGCTGGCTGCAAAGGTTGCAGCAGCGGCTTCTTCCGCTTCTTTGCGGGCCTTGGCAACAGCAGCATCTAGCTGCTCTTGGGAAATCGACATAGCACCTCCTGGTGTGTTGGTTTGAGAAAAAGAACCTGCTGTGCTTGGTGCCACTTCAGCGCGAGCCGCCGCCTTCACACGCTCTGCGGCATCCGCTACAGACTGGATGCGCCAGTTGGGCAAGGCCGCATCCGCAGCATCAATGCCCTTGTCCGCAATGAGCTGCTCACGCAGGCCGCGCAGCAGCTCCGCCGTGTCGCCCAGGGCGTAGCCGATGTCCCAGTCCTCTGCATCAAACTCATAGGCATCCACCTCAGCGCTGTAGTCCAGCGGGGTCAAGCCATCAATGGCCGGGGCAGCAGCACCCAGCCAGCCCACATGACGCATCCGCCAGCCAGCATCCTTGTCCTGGAACACCGACACCGAGCGATTGCGGTAAGCACCGCTGTTCACACCAGCTTCAAAGGCCGGGTTGATGTCTTCAAACTTCACAAACAGGGAATTGCCCTCGCGCTTGGCACCATCGGGCTTCACCCAGGCAAAGGCCGGGTCGTTGTGCTTGGGGTGCCCCAGCACAGCAGGCGCGGCGCCAAGCGCCAGGTTGCTGACCATCTGATCCAGGTCAGCTTCAGTGAAGGTGCAGCTGCGGCCTTTGCTGTCGGTATGTGCTCCAGCGCGGAACACCTCAATCCAGTCGGACAGGCCTTTGAATTCGTGAGAAGGTTGGAGTGCTTGTGTCATGCCCTGCACTGTGCCGAGCAGGGTCAATTACGTCATGGTGAAACGCTTCACCAAATAGAGTAAGAAGTGGTTTTGCAAATGAGGCCCGTGGCGGGCTTTGAAGCGTTGCAGGCTCCCGATGTACCGGGCTAGACGCTGCAAGCGGTTTTAAACGGGTTTGTGCCGTTTTTAAACAGGGTTTGCCTGTTGGGCAGCACCTGAAGCCATGTTCAATGCAGCACCCCTGACTTTGTTCACATGCGCTTCTAAGTCTGAGTTAAGCACCATGATCAACTTGGCCAAGTCGCCACGCTGTAATTGTGGCAGACCTTCACCGCCATTGCGATCACTATCGGCAAGTTGCGCCACTGCACGGAACGCACCCAGCTGGTCGCTTAAAGCATCAACGGCGTCCACCACATCAAACGCGGGGTGTTGTTGATTTTGGTTGATATAGATGGCCGACACCTTGGTCGGCCCAGACAGATGGTCAGGCAGGCTCACATTAACTCCCATTTGAATAAAGCGCCTGACCGCCGATATGGCGGCGGCTCGAACGGGTTGACGGACCGGGAGACGCGGGGGCGTACCGGCAGGAGTTCGCACTCCTCCCATCCGAGCCGCCAAAACTGGAGCTGGATGAAGGAGCCGCAAACACTGCGGTTGGCGGCTCGCGCCGCGTCTCTGAGAGGCCGTCAAACCCCACTGCGCTTTTTATGCGCAGCGGTGAAATTATCGCAGCAACGTGCTGCCGCCTAGACCAAATGGGTCATTTGCAGCGCCAGGTGTGCTGCGGAGGGACGGAGCCTCTTCTGCAAAGAGGTCCATAGTGAAGTGATCGGTACTGTCGCCATGGCCGCTCAAGATGTTGAGCACATGGCGGCGGCTATAGCCGGTAGCCTCTGCTGTCTCATCTACTGTTAGGCCTTGCTCCCTGCATTGGCGCACCTGGTCGTGGCGCAGTTCACGCAGGTATGAGTCGCCCTTGGGCAAGTCAAAAGCCTCGCCACCGTATTCCTGCACTAAGAGGGCAAAGGCCTCTTCGCTGAGCGCCATGCGCAGCGGGTGCTCTGCCTTGGGTGTCTTGGGCACTGTGACCCGTGCGCCCCCATGCATGCCGATCAGGCGCAGGGTGTCAGCCTCACCAATCACACGCACCAGCTCGCGCAGGCTCTCGGGCAGAGCCTCACGCTTGATGGTCAGCACAGGGGCGGTGCGGCTCATGCTTGCTCACATTCCTGTAGAAACTGGAACATCGGCCAGTAATAGTCAAATAGTGCCGTGTGGCCCTCGGCCTGGGCACGCCGCAGGCTGTTAACCATGTTCAGCACATCCTCACGCTGGCCCGCTGTAAGTGCATTCAAGTCCATTGCCTGAATACGAGGCTTCACATAGTCCGGCAGATGGCGCATGGCCCAGCCCTTAAGGCCCTCAATCACTGCAAAGTGGTTTGCCCACTGCAGCGCATCCACCTTTGCCATACGCTTGGTGTATGCAGCCAATGCCACCTCGCTCGGATCGCGCACCTGGCCCAGCACATGCAGCATCAACCAGATCGCCCGCACTTTTCTGCTCTGAGCGTCTTGTGCCAGCGTGCGAGTCTGCTTAGCTTTGCCGGTGGGTTTTACCTGGAAGCCCTTGGCTTTGAAGTGCTTAATCACACGCTCACGCTCAACCGCATTCAGGTCTGCCGAGCTTTCCTTGCCAGTCAGCTCGCGCAGTACATACACATAGTCGTCACGTGTCATAGAGAAGTGAGACCGCGCCATGTGGATCAGGGCCAGCTCCGACTTACGGCGAGGGTCTTTCGTCATGTTCATGGGTTTCATTCCTTTTTCAAGCCCCCATCAATAGAGGTTTGAAAAAAGCCCCCGGCCGAGGCCGAGGGTTAAAAATCAATGGCAGCCCGCGCTGCTCGATTGATCAGGGAGAATTTCGATTCAGTGGATGGCAGCGAACTCGGCCCACAGTTGCTTTGCAACGGCAACCCAGCCAGCCTTCCATTCCGGCTCAAGCTGTGCCCAGTTGGGTTTCGGATGCAGCTGGTCAAACGCGCCGTTGTTCGCCATCTCTTTCACATGCGCTTCAAAGGCGGCTTGTGCAAGCTGGTCAAAGGTTTTCAAGCTGCCACCTCTGTATCCACTTCAAATGGGACAATCACAAAGTCCTCCACACCGGTGACGATGGACACGCCAGGCACGCCCTTGGCCTTTTCGGGCTCATTGAGCATGGCTTCTTTGTTGATCTCTTCCTTGGATCGAATGAAGGCATTCATGCCCATGTTCTTGAGCCAGGCGATCACGGCATCCACGCCAGTGACCTTCACGCTTGGAGGGCGCTGACGCCACTGCACCTCGCCGGTGACCAGGTTGGCCGTCTTGCCTTTGCCGCATAGTTCTTCGCGGTTGGCTTCGCAGTAGATTTGCACGCCTTTTTGCAGGCCAGCAATCTGCTCCTGCAGGTCTTTCAGCGTAGGGGCAGCATCGTCGGTGAGCTTGGCCACCTTGTCGTTGAGGTCAGCGCTCACACGGCCGTGCTCACGCGAGAGGTCGCCAATCTTGCGAATATCGCTTTGCACCTGCGCCATGGTTTGGGGTGCGTCGGCGGCTTTGGTTTTGATACGGGTTGCCATTTCAGTTTCCTTCTTCGGTTGGTAAATCTTTGGTTGGGATGGGTACACGCTTGCGGATGGCCGCAATCTGCTCACGGATCGCGGCGGGCATCGGTGCAGCCCGCTTGTTGTCCCTATCCAGCTTGGCCAGTTCCGGGTCTTGGGTGGGGAACACCTTGCCCAGCGCATCGCCAATAGCCATTGGCTGGCCCTTGACGGTCACCGTGGCATTGGTGGAGCCATGCTTGCGGCCCGCTTCAGATTCACGCTCTTGTGCGGCTTCAGTACGGTCAGCCATACGCATCAGCGTGGCGTACAGGTAGCCATTGCCATCCAGTGGCAAAGACAGCGTGCCTTTCTCCTGGGCTTCAAACACGGCCTGCAGCGCTGCCTTCCATGCGTCTGGCCCCACCGCCCAGGTGCGGCCGTTGCGCTCAATTGCGGTGCGCTGAATGTCTGGAACCAGTTCACCCAGCAGCTTGGCCAGCTTGTCCATGCGCAGCTTCTGTTTTGGCGGCTTGTGGAGGCGCAGGTAGCGCACCACTAGACCGCCGAGCGAGAAGGACTGAACCAGCAGTGAACCGATCAAGCGACGCACCTGGTCGTCATCCACCATGCGCGCAATGAGGTTGTCCAGGCTTTCTTCTGCCCCACACACCTGGCAGGTAGTAGTCAATAAGCTAGCGCTCATGGGTTTGGCCCCATCAACCAGGCCACGACAGCGGCTAAGGCTGCACCAGTCTTTTGCACAAAAGTGCGCGCTGAAGTTTGACGGCGGTAAGGGCCATCAATCACGCCTGGAGCAAACGGCTTGGGTTGCACCTCATAGTCATCGCAATCCGCACAACAGGGCTTACGGTTTTGGCATACCCCCAGCTCTAGGCATGGGCGTGGCGGGCGTGCAGGTGTCCGGTTACAGGTCGCCTGGTTCATGTTGTAGCCCTCCGTCCACGGGCTGCGGTCACACACACCACAACCGCTTCGGGGAACAGCTCCAGTGCGCGCTCCAGTGCATCGCAGGCGTTTGGGTACAGGCCTTCATGCTCACCACGTGACCCGTCAGGCATCTTGATGACAACACGGCAATGCACTAGCAGCAGCGGGCCGAATACCGGGGCCCGCACGGTTTCAACGGCGGCCAGCATTACTTGTCCCCTTCGTAACGGGGTTTGCTCATGAACAGCACCTTGGCTGCAATGGCTTCAATCAGGGCGCGAGACAAGGGCAGCTTGCCCATGCCATAGTCCTTGATCGCTGGGATCAGGTTTTCATTGAGCACTCGGGCGCTGCCATCGGCATAGGCCCAAAGGGTCTCCAGCACTTCATTGGACAGGTCACCGGCATCTGCCAAGGCAATGCGCGCCATGTCGTCGGCATCGTCGCGGCTGATGCGTTCAATCGTCTTGGGCCACATGCCCACCCGGCTGCGAATCTGGTCAAACTGGCCGTGCTGCGGCTTGATCAGGTTGGTCAGTTTTTCCGTGCCCACCAACACCACGCCTACCTGCGCCATGTCGCGCAGACGACGCAGGTGCTCTAAGGCGGCGCTGCTCATTTTCTCAGCCTCATCGGCAATCACCACATAGTTTGTGCCCCTCAGCACGCGCACCAGCTCTTGAAACTTGAGGTTCAGTCCCGCAGGCACCGCATTATTCAATTGCCCAAGCAGCTCAGTCATCAGCACGCCGGGCGTCATGTTCGGGCTCACCTCAACTAGCAAGGTCATAGGGTGCGTCTCACGGTATTCCCGGCAGCAGCGGCTCTTGCCTATGCCCACATAGCCAGTCACCACACCAAAGTTTTGGTGCTTGCGCGTGCGGTCCATCACCAGGCACATCAGGTCGTGCACGCTGCCTTTGATGTAGCCTGGCGTGCCATCACGCATGCGGTCGCCCTCTACCTCCAACACAGCCAGCATCTGGTTGAGCTGTCGGGTGGGGCTGCTCACGTACTTGCCGCTCAAAATCTGGCTCAGCGTGCCACCAGGGATGTTTGATTTCTTACTCAGCCACGCGCGGCTTTTGCCCGCGTCGTTGAGCCACTTCAGGACTTCTTTCACCTTGGTCCGGTCTTGCTCGGAGTAGGCACCTGCAGCAGGCATGCCTGGCAGTGCGGTTTGATTGATTGCGGGGGTGCTCACTTGTCATTCCTCCAATTGAGTAAATCGATTTCAATAACTTCAGGGGCCTTGTCCGGCGCTGGCAGCGCAGGGCGCAGGGATTCGATGGCGGCAAACTGGCCGCTGGCTTCGATGGGGTCGTCGCGTCGGCCTTTGGCCTCTGCCACCTTGCGTTCCAGGCGCTTGAGCTGGCCCTGCAGTCGGCGGTCTCGGCCTTCTTCCAGTCGGCTGGTGGGAAGTACGCCGATCTTGTTGACCAGCTTGGCCTCCACCACCAAGCGACCCTTGGTGTCGTAAATCCAGACGCAGCGGTCGTTGTGCAGGTCGTATTCCACGTCCACCTTCTGCGCGTCGAACAATGCCAAGGCCTCGGCAAAGTAAAAGCGGTTGTGCAGGCGCACTGTCTGGCGCAGCACCGTGCAGGTCTCGCGGGGGCGGGCAAGGGCGTCCATGCTCAACTCCACTGGCACCGGCTGCAGGTCGTTCCACACCTGCGCGGGCGTGCGGCCGTGTAGCTTGTCCTGCGGCTGGTTGTGGTAGTGATCCAACCAAGCGGTAAAGCTTTCTACATAGCTCTGCAGGCTGGGCAACGTGCGGCGGCCCATGCTCAAGTCAGCGCTCAGTCGGCGGTTGGTTTCCGGAGCCATGTCGTCGCCGCAGTACACCTGGCCGTTTGCAAAGAACTTGTCGTGTTTGTCGCGCACGGTGCGGAAGAACCGTTCAATCCAGCCCTTGCCGTGCGGGTTGCCCGGCAGCGCACCGATCACACCAATGTCCATGCGTGCATAGAAGCCGGTGCTTTCATCGGACAGCAGGCGGGCACGGTAGCCGGGGCCTCGGTCCACGTACACCCATGCGGGAACATGGTCGAAAGTGCGCATGGCGTGGCTCAGCGCAAACATGGTCGAGACCGTGCTTTCGCTTTCCGACAACCACCAGCCCACGATGTAGCTGCTCTTGATGTCGATGAACACCGTCAGCTCGGGGCGGTATGGCTTGCCAGTGTTGGGGTGCGCCACGTAGCAGTCGGCCGTGTGGCCGTCGCCTGCGTAAATTTCACCCACCAACACTTCGTCCAGGCTGCGGCGCTGGAACTTCTGGCGCGTCAGCCTGTGCAGGTGCTGGCCGATCCGTGCAGGGCTGAACTTGCCCAGGGTCGCTGGCAGCGCCTTCAGGTAGCGTTTCACCCGGCTTTCAGTGACCTCTTCAAAACCCTCTTGAATGAGCTTTGATGTCACATCGGCAAACCCTGGCTTGCCGGGCAAGTTGTAGAGGGCCACGGCGCGCTCTTCCCAGCCGTAGGCCTGTCGGACGCGGCCGGTGTGCTTGGGCAGCAAGGCGTTCTTGCCGTCCGTGATGTAGCTGCTCAGCCAGCGCTTGATGGTGGGCTCGCTAATCACGTCAACTACCGCGTCACCGGCCAGCATGGCAACTAGGTGCTTGGTCCGCAGGTCTGCCGTGCCCGCTGCGAGCTGCGACTTCAACAGTGCTGCTGCATGGTTGATGCTTGCGCCGCCATTCACCAGGTCGGCAAGCGGCTGCAGCAGCGACTCACGCAGGCCCGCCACCCGGCGCGCTTCGTCACTGGCGCTGGCCCAAGGGTCCGGGTTCAGAGCCGCAGGAAGATCACTCATCTGGCGGATGTCTTTTGTTAATTTAAGGAGTGCGCCCATAGGTCACCTAAAGGGGGTGGGGTGTCCGATGTGTGCTTAGGCCTTGCCCTTGCGGGCGTTGGCTGCGAGTGATGCGGCTTGCATTGCCCGCTCAGCGCGCCCTTTGTCTTGGGGGCACCATGGACTCACGATGACGACCGACACGCCTTGCCTTGCGTACTCGGCAAGTGCTTTAGATGTGAGCACCTCACGACCCCGGTCAACGTAGACAGTCTTGGTTTCGGTTGCTGTGCTCATTTCTTGCTCCCAGTGGTTGCTGGGGCTTCTGGTGCCTTGGTCGGACGGCCCTTGCCCTTCGGGCGGGCCTGTGCGCGCTCATGCTCACGCAGGGCGGCTTCGTGCTGGTGCACGGCTGTCAGGCGCGCCCAGTCTTCGGCCACGCCCTTAATCTCCGATGCATCCAGGAAGGCCAGTACATCTGGCTGCCCTGAGACCCGATCAACGTCCTCGCCCATCGCTTCGACAAAGCTCTTGATAGAGCCGTCTACCAACTCGCGCAACGCTAGCAGGCCGGAGAGGCCGAGTCGAAGGGATGGCTTCACCCATTCGGCCGCTTCGTTGTGGGCAACCAAGCCGACGATTTCAACGCCCACCGGATGGAGCGACGTGATAGCCAGCTCGGCTTTCTTGATCAGTGCAGCCAGCTCAGCGCGGGCATCCGCCACCACCAAGGGCACAACCTGATCTTCGGCGTCACGCTCGGCGCGGCGCTGCTTCTTCTCCAGGGCCTTCAGGTCTGCATCGGCCTTGTCGCGCTGCACAGCGAGGTCGGTGCTGGTGGCCTCCAGCTCACGGATGCGCTGACGCAATCCGCGCACGCTCAAGTCGTCGAGATCGCTGTGCTCATCCGTCAGCAAGTCCTCAATAACAGCGTCATCGGCCGCGGCAAGCATCAGGACCTTTGACTTGGGCATTGCGAGCAGCCGCTCTCTTTCGTCTTCTGTGCGAGCCAGCAGGAACTTGGTGTAACTAATGGCACGGTAGGCAGCATCCTTACCGAAACCTCGTTCTTCTATGAGGTTGAGGAATTCGCCGTGCTCACATTCGGCTTGCAGACTGGAAAGGTCCAGGCCAGCAGCAACCATGCAGTGCATAGAGCGATTCATGTTTTGCGCTGCTCGTTCCACACGAATTTCTCTTGGGTCATCCAGGTTCAAGCCAAAACGGGATGCCAGCGCTACTGCCGCCTCTGAGACTTCAAATTTCGCAACGTTGCGAACTTCTGTCGCCGTCAGTTCTTTTGTTTGGTTCTTTGCCATGTTGGTCTTCTTCTCTGGTTGATTTACTTGATGCCCAAAGCGACAGCCACACGGTGACCCTCGCCATACAAACCTTTGTTCACACCGCGCACCACCTCGCTGACGGTGCGGTACTTGAACCCCTTCCTTTGGGACCACTCGGTCAAAGTCACCCCCTCTGCGCGAAGCGCTTCTTTGGCTTCGTTTGCAGTTTTTTTAGTTCCGTTAGTTGAATTCATTTTGCTCATGCGTTCATTCCTCATGACTGTTAAATGCCGTTTATTTAACTGTTATCGATCATAAGTCCTGTTTTTAAAACTTGCAAGCAAAAAGTTTCACTTTCGGAACTATTGGTGCTGCAGAAAAAACAAAGTCCCGTTTTTTAGACTCAATTAGGGCTATGCGTACCGCTTTGTTTGACGGATACTCCTCGTCCCAGTTAACAGTGAATACACCGTTAACCAAATCAGCAGCGGGAGTACAAAAACGTGGATGCAGAAACGGGACTACGGCTAAAAGCCGAACGGCAGAGGCTTGGTAAATCGCCAAATGAATGGGCGGCTATCTGCCATGTAAGTCGAACCAGTCAATTTGCATATGAAGGCGGCGACCGGGCTCCTGATGCCGACTATCTAAAGTTGGCGCACGCCTCCGGGATGGATACGCACTACGTGGTCACTGGTGAAAGGATCAACGGTGACTCAAGCTATGTGGTCGTGCCTCAAATCGACGTGGCAGCGAGTGCGGGCCCTGGCGCAATCAATGGCGATGAAGAATGCAATGGCGGCTTGAGCTTCAGTCGTCAGTGGCTGCACAAGCGCGGACTTCAGCCTAACAACTTGAAGGTCATCAGGGTATCGGGGGAGTCCATGCGTCCTGTTATGAATGACGGCGACAAAGTGCTGGTAGACATCGGCGACACACTACCCAAAAGCGGTCGCGCTTACGTATTGCTGCAAGGTGATGAGTTGCTAGTTAAGTACTGCCAACTCCTGCCTGACGGCTTGCTGCGGGTAAGCAGCGCCAACCCCAATTACCCCACCTATGACATAGACCTGGCAAAGACACCAGGGGTCTCCATAGTTGGCCGAGTGCGTGCATCAACCCACGAGTGGTGAGCCGATGAAAACAGTTGCATCCTTCTTCATGCTGGTCTTTTGCCTGACCCAAGCTCTTGCCACCAACACACCATGCTCTGGAAAGAAGGGCGGTATATCGCACTGCATGGGCCAGCACTTTGTCTGTAATGATGGAACGACCAGTCAGTCCAAGAAAATATGCAGTGCTGAAGCCCCTACGCCACCAGTCAAGGTCAACAAGAAAGAAGGGAAATCAAAATGATTATCAGCAAGCTGACTCCGCTACTTTTACTGCTCGCAAGCGGTGCCATCGCGCAAAATCAACCAAATATGCAGGAGGTGGGCAACTGCGCCTTCATCAAGGGTATGCCGGTCACCCGTGCCGAATGCGAAACACTTCGCAAGAATCATGAAGAAATTGAAGCCAAAACGCAGCGGCAGGAGGAGTTTGCGGCAAAGGCCCATGCAGACTTTGAAGCCCAACGGGCTGCTGAGCGGGAAAAGCTAGCACGTGATCAAGCCAAGTGGGCTGCAGAGCGAGCAGAGCAGCAAGCTAAAGACGCCGAGCGCGAAGCGGAGTACAAGCGGCAAAGTGCTGCTGACGATAAAGCTTATGCGTTGGCTGAAAAGAAGGCTGCAGCCGCAGAGGAATTGCGCAAGTTCAAGTGCGGAGCCGACTACAAAAAGCCAAGTATCGGCATGACCATGGCTCGTGTGCGCGAGTGTGTTTCGACTTCATTTAAAGAAGCCGGTCAAACCAATACTGCCCAAGGTGTTGTCACGACCTACCGCGCTCCAGGCGGCTACCTCCATGTGATTGAAGGTAAGGTTGTTCAGTGGGGAAAGTTCTAGCTGAAAAGGAATTGAAATAGACGGCGCAGCCAAGATGTTGGTTTCGCTGAACGAGTCTTTCCTGCGGATTTAACCGCCCAGCCCTCCGGCGCGGTAAACGCAGACCAATCTGCGGGCAAACGAGTCGCTGGCGTTTTATTCAGGCCAAGGGCATCGAAGCGCGCTCGGAACTCATCAAGCGTTTCGCCATTGCGTAACGCCTCTTCCAAACACTGTCGTACTTTTTGAAGCCACTCGATATCGGGTTGTTTTGGCATGGGGTATTCCTCAGTTGAGTAATTCATTGCGCGCATTGAATCACCCGACAAAAACACTCTCACGGTGAAACACTTCACCATGACCAAACCCCGCTGACTCTAGAGACTGTGGGCTTACTTGTCATAAGCCTATCAACCTCTAGGAGTCAGCCGTGAATAGTCAATTTCCCCGCATGCTCAGTTGGGCACTACTCACCGTAGTGCTCATCATCGTCGCCCTGTTTTTTCATGGGGCATATCCCGGCACACTGCTGGCCGTGACCCTGTACAAGGCCCACCTCATGGCCTTGGGCGGCTGGGGTGGCTACTGGTTAGACCGGGCTCTCTTCCCCTACGACCGGCCGCACCAATACCTTGAGTGCGACATATCGCCAAAAGAGGTTGCGCAAGGTGTTGCCACGGTAGAGCTAGTCGCGTCCGCGTCCTTTGGGCAAACGATGCTGCGCCGTGCCATCGTAGTGGCAGCCTGCCTAATCTGCGTGGGCTTGGGAGCCTGAGATGCGAGTCAGCAACCTGAGCCGATGGACGCAGGGGTACTTCCGTCGTCGCAACGCGCGGCGCATGGAGCGCTTCCAGTCGGCTACGCACCGCCCTCTGCAGCGCGCAGCTCAAGCCATTTTGTGGCTGCATGCCGCGTTCGTCGCACTCATCGTTGCATCCTGCACTTATGGCAACACCGCCCATGCACAGCCCATCCCTCGCGAAGCCCAGCGCTACCAGCTCACACTGAAGCGCGAAGCCCAGCTCGCCTGGGGTCTGCAGGCACCGGTTGCCACATTTGCCGCCCAGGTGCACCAAGAGAGCCGCTGGCGTCTGGACGCTCGCTCACCTGTGGGTGCAGAAGGCCTGGCGCAATTCATGCCCGCCACGACCAACTGGATCGGCGGCTTGTACACCAGCCTGGCAGACCGCGCCCCTACTAATCCCACCTGGGCGCTGCGCGCCCTGGTCACCTATGACAAGTGGCTGGCAGACCGCATCAAAGCAGATGACGAATGCCAGGACATGGCCTTTGCGCTGAGTGCTTACAACGGTGGCCTTGGTTGGGTCTACAAGCGCCAGAAGCTCAGCACCACGCCGGGCCAGTGCCTGGGTGCCACCTGCACCATCAACCCCGGCATCACTGCTGCTGCCCAGAAGGAAAACCAGCATTACCCCGAGCTGATACTGCGCCGCTACAAGCCCCTCTACGCCTCATGGGGCAATGGAGCCTGCTCATGATTCTGAGCGCCATCACCAAATCACTGATGCCGTCTTCCTGGTTCGCCATTGCGGTGTTCTGTATTGGACTAGGCACCGGAGTTGGCGTCACAACATGGGGCCTCACTGCCCGCCATGACGCCAACCTCTCCGCTATCGAGCTAGACCAGGAGCGCAAGGTCTCCGCCGCCCGAGCAAACGACATCGAAACCCTGAAGCTGGCAAAGCGACATGGCGACGCCTTGACGCTGCAGCTCCAAGTCACCGAGTCCACGTTAACCAAGAATCAGAGGGAGCTGCACGATGCAATCCGCACTCAAACCAATGGCCGTGCTTGCCTGTCTGGCAGCGTTGTCAGGCTGCTCAACAACTCCGGCTCCACGGATGGAGCCGCCCATCTGCCCGCGCCCGCCTCAGGCGCTGCTACAGCGGATGGGGCCGCTGCCTCCGATACCGATGTCGCTGACTGGGCAGCCAACGCCCGCACTCAGTACGACATCTGCCGCGCCCGGCTCAACGCCCTGATCGACTGGTAGCCATGGACGAAAAGTTTCACGAACAAGCCAGCCAGCTGGAACTGGATCGCCGCTCAGATGCCTTGGCAGCTGTGCGCCTTACCTTGAACCGTGTGGGCCAGCCTGAATGCGACGAATGTGGGGAAACGATTCCTGCAGCCCGCCGCAAAGCGAGTCCCAACGCCATCCGGTGCATTACCTGCCAACAAGTTTTCGAGAGGACTTACAAAAAATGAGCGATCCAAACAACAACACCACGGTGCTGGTGGAACTGGGCCAAGTCAAAGGCCAGCTATCGGCACTGACCGATCTCATCCGCCAAAACCATACCGCAACGCAAACCCGCATTGAAGACCTTTCAAAGTCGGTTGGTGTACGCTTTGATGGCATTGAAAAGCGCCTTGCTACGCTGGAGCAAAACGAACGCGGAACCGCAATGCGTGCGGCCGGTACCGGCGCTCTGTCGGGCGCTATCGTTGCGGCTGGTATCGCAGCCATGAAGTACCTGGGCCACTGATCAATGGCCTACGACCGCTCCACCCGCAACAAACTGCGCGCCAGGTATGTGCAGGGCTTGCCGCTGGCCACGGCGGCCGAGGCGTGCAAGGTTCCGTACAACACCGCCCGCAACTGGAAGCGCCAGGACGCGGAAGAAGGCAACGACTGGGATATCCAGCGCAATGCCCGCCGCATGACCAAAAGCGGCGTTGAAGAGATGGCCAACGAAGTGCTGGGCGAGCTGGCCGAGCAGTTCCTCGCCACGCTGGAAGCCGTCAAGAAAGACCCCAAGATGGCCGCCGCCCAGCGTGCAGACATCATGGTCCGCTTAATGGACGGCTACAACAAAGCCATCGGTGCCGCCAGCCGCGCCATGCCCAACGCTAACCGCCTGGCCGTGGCAATGGATGTGCTCAAGTTCCTGAACATCTTCATCGCGGGGCGCTTTCCCAAGATGCGTGAGCAGTTCTTGGAAGTGACTGAGGCCGCTGGAGATGACCTGGTGCGCGAGTTCAGTGGGAGCGGTGCCTGATGGCAAAGCAAAAGCGCCTCAAAGACAAAGAGTTCCTAGACGAGCTGCGCGCGTTCGCGGACGAGCAGCGCCGTCTGATTGAGGCCGAGTGCGATGGTTTCTCTACGGACCACGCAGCCCGCGACAAGCGAGCCAGCCGCGCACAGAACGACTTTGAGTTTTTCGGCAAGACCTACTTCCCGCACTACATCAAGGGCGATCCCTCCGCCTTTCACCGTTGGTTCTACGACAACGTGCCCCCCATGCTCGACATGAAGGTGGGCCAGCTCATTGAGGTATCCGCACCGCGTGGCGAGGCAAAGTCTACCCTTGGCACCCAGTTGATAAACCTCTGGCTAATGGTTACTGAGCGCCAGTGGTTTCTTCCCATCGTCATGGACAGCTTTGACCAGGCGGCCACCATGCTGGAAGCCATCAAGGCGGAGTTGGAGAGCAACCCACGCTTGGCGATGGACTTCCCCAACGCCTGCGGCCGGGGCCGTGTGTGGAATGCCGGTGTGATCGTGACAGCCAACGGCCGCAAGGTGCAGGCCTTCGGCTCCGGCAAAAAGATGCGCGGCCTGCGCCATGGCCCGCACCGTCCTGGCTTTGTCACGCTGGACGATATTGAGAACGACGATAACGTCCGCTCCAAAGAGCAGCGCGACAAGACCGAGGCATGGGTGAAGAAGGTTGTGATGCCCCTGGGACCACCAGACGGCTCCATGCACATCCTGTACCTCAACACGATCCTGCATTACGACTCGGTCGCCAACCGCTTCCACCGCAACCCGCTGTGGAAACGTGTCAAGTTCAAAGCCATCGCTCGCTGGCCTGACCGCATGGACCTGTGGCAGGCCTGGGAAGAGATGTTCATCAATGAAGGCGAAGAAGTTGCCGACGCCTACTACGCCGCAAACAAAGCCGCGATGGACCTAGGTGCCGAGGTGAGCTGGCCCACAGTGCGTCCGCTGCTGCGTTTGATGAAGATTCGCGCCAGCGACCACCACGCCTTCGACTGTGAGTATCAGAACGATCCCACCAACGACGAGAACGGCTTCTTCCAGAACATGCAGTACTGGGTGCAGCCGGTGCGTGAATGGGTGTTCTACGGCGCACATGACCCCAGCCTGGGCAAGAACAACAAGAGCCGCGACCCCAGCGCCTGCCTGGTTGGCGGCTTTGACCGTGCGAGCGGCAAGCTGAGCGTGGTGGAGGCGGTAGTCGCCCGCATGATTCCCGACCGTCAAATTAGCCAGATCATTGAGTTTCAGAAGGTCTATCGCTGCCTGGTGTGGGGCGTGGAATCCATCCAGTTCCAGGAGTTCTTTCGCCAAGAGCTGATCAAACGCTCTGCAGCAGCCGGTGTGCCGGTGCCAGCCGTCGCGCTCACACCTCACAGCGACAAAGACCTGCGCATTGAGTCGCTTAGCCCGCACGTCAACAACGGCCTGATCCTATTTAACCAGGCACACACCGTGCTCAACACCCAAGTCCGACACTGGCCCGAGGCCGACCACGACGATGGCCCGGACGCCCTTCACATGCTCTGGATGCTTGCGCAGTCACGGGCCGGTGGCATTCCCAAAATCCGCACAGGTAAAACACGATGACCCCCATCAAAGGCATGATCCGCAACCTCACGAGCTGGCTCGGCAAGCCCGTCGCCACGCCTGAGACAGACCCACAGCGCTTCTTCGGCAATCTGCAAGCACTGCCCAACCCCGACCCCATCTTGCGCGAGATGGGCCGGGCGGATCAGGCCTACCACTCCATCATGATGGACGCGCACGTGATCGGTGAGATCCGCTCCATCCGTGGCTCATTCCGTTCGCACGAGTACCGCCTGGAGATAGGGCGGGACGGCGATAGCAAGTCAGCCGCAGCCATGGCGCTGTGCGCCTCTTGGATGGAGACGAACAGCCCGAACGATATTTCCGATTGGCTGGAGGTGATGTGGCAAATGTGCGCCTGCATCTTCACGGGCTACCGTGCGCACGAGCTGGTGTGGGAACTCGTGGACGGCAAGTACCTACCCACCAGCGTGATTGACCGCCCTGGCCGTCGCTTCCGGTTTGACGTGAAAGGCGCACCCTTGCTGGTCTCAAACGCGGCTTGGCAGGGCGCACCGGTAGAACCTTATCAGTTCGTGATTTCAAGGCATATGCCCACCCATGACAACCCCTACGGTATGCCATTGCTGTCGAGCTGCTTTTGGCCCTGGACATTCAAGACCGGCGGCTGGCGCTACTTTGTGAAGTACTGCGAGCGCCACGGCCTCCCATGGCCTATCGGGCGCTATCCCTCTGGCACCAGCGAAAGCGAGCAAGACGACTTGGCCGCAGCCTTGGCCGGAATGATGGAGGCTGGCTATGTCGTGATGCAAGAAGGCAATGGAGTCGAGCTGCTCGTACCCAACAGCAGCGGCTCTGGCAACTTGCCCCAGCAGAACCTCATCAGCCTTTGCAACCGTGAGATGTCCAAGGCGCTGACCAGCCAGGCGATGGTGGGCGAGCAGCTTGATGTAGGTGCGCGTGCAGCAGCTGATACAGCGAAGGCTCGGCAAAGCGAGGTACACGACTCCGACCGCGATATCGCAGCGGCAAGCATGGCGCAGATTTTCAAATGGATCACGCTGTTTAACTTCGGAGATGGTGTAGCCCCACCCACACTGGCGTTCTTCAAACAGGAAGCCGCTGGCAAAGACCGCGCATCCACCTACCAGATCGCAGCCAACATGGGTGCTCGCCCATCTCGCAAGGCCATGCTGGAAGAGCTGGACATTCCCGAGGCAGAAGACGATGCCGACGCCTTGTTGCCTATGTCCAAAGGCCCAGTGGCACCAAAGGCATCTGGCACAGGTGAATCACTTCCAGCCGTGGACTTCTCCGCTGTGGCCGGTTTCACTTTCGCCAAAGCGGCTGGCATGACTGAGGATGAAGCCATGCAGCTTGCTGCCGAAGCGGCCGACCAGGCTATCGAAGACCACATGATCGCGCCGGTTGCCCAGATGCTGGCCCAGTACGAGTCCGAGGGCAAAACGCTGGCCGAGTTCCAGGCCGACTTCACCAAGCTGGTGGGAGACATGGACGACGACGCCCTGCGTGAAGTACTGGACCGTGCCATTACCTATTCCATGCTGCGCGGTGCTGCCACGCAAGCCAGTTAACCCAACCAGGAGCCCGCAATGCCAGACTACTTCAACGGCCCCACAGCACCAGCACAAGGCGGCTTTGCCGTGTTGCCAGACGCCAACTTCACCCAACCTTCACGTGCGCTAGTGGTGTGCACAGGCGGCTCCCTGTCGGTGTTGATGATCGACGGAACCACCGTCGTTTTCAGCGCCATTGCATCTGGCACCCAACTGCCCCTGCGTGCCACAAAGGTGATCGCGGCCGGAACCACAGCAACCAACATCGTCGCCCTGTACTAACATGCACATCGGCTACGCACTATCCCCGGTGGCGATGGCCTCACAAGGCCTGCTAGCCCCATCCCTGCAGCTCGACTTCCTGAGCGGAACTCTCGACCCCCGCATCACTTTCACGCGCGCTGGCGGCGCGGACGCGACAGTGTTTGGCTCCAATGGCTTACTTCAAACGCCTCCACCCAATACACCAAGATTCGACTACGACCCGGTGACACTACAACCCCGTGGGCTGCTAATCGAAGAAGCTCGGACGAACCTGCTCCTGCACTCACGCGACATGACGCAGGCAGCTTGGAGCAAGACTGACGTAACACCTACGCGCAATCAGGTGGGTATTGACGGGGTTGCGAATACGGCTTGCTTGATGACTGAGGGTGTGGCGGGGAGTTCTATCGCCCTACAGAACGGTGCCGCTGTTACTGCTGGCTCAACTATCACTAGCTCGTGGGTTCTTAAACGTGGAAACACGGATTGGATGGCTTGCCACACTGGTGACGCTACTGATGGTGCGCGTGGGTGGTTCAACCTGAATTCGGGCGCAAAAGGTTCTGTTGTCGCAAGGGGCGCGGGAACAAACAACAGCAGCACGATCACGCCGCTGGGCGGTGGATGGTATCGGTGTACTGTCACAACGACACCAAACGGAACCTACACGATACCAATTGCGGCATCGTTTGCCGCGCCAGCAGACAACTCCATAGCTCGCGTCAACAACGCCACCTACATCACAGACTGCGCCCAACTAGAAGTAGGTGCTTCTGCAAGCTCAATCATCCCTACAACAACTGCGGCTGTAACACGGGCTGCGGATAACGTTGTGATGACTGGGACTAACTTTAGTAGTTGGTACAACAGTGCTGCGGGGAGTTTTGTTGTGGAAGGCGATACGACAACTACGTCCAACCCTGCAACGCTGACTGACGTAAACGACAATTCATTTAACCAGCGTATGCAAGTGCGGTTTTCGACTAGCACTTTGGCGCAGGCAATCATAACTTCGGGTGGAGTTGTGCAAACTACGCCTCTATCGACAAGTGTGGTGGCTGGTGCTGTGGTAAAGATGGGCCTATCGTATGCCTCAGCAGGAACTAGCTGGGTCACTAATGGCAGCACGGTACAAGCGGGATCGGCTTTGACACTTCCGGCACCCACCCAACTACGACTAGGTTCCGCCGCAGGAGGCGGAAGCGAGGTACTAAACGGCCATATCCGCTCCATCCGCTACTACAACACCCGCCTGCCTGACCAGATGTTGCGGGCTTTGACAACTTAAGCGGGCCAAAAATATGAAGCGCGTTTACATCGCTGGGCCTATGACAGGCTTGCCACACTTCAACTACCCCGCGTTCAATGCGGCAGCAGAACGCCTGCGTGCCCTTGGCTTTGACGTAGAAAACCCAGCTGAAAACCCGGTGCCCAATTGCGGCACCTGGTTGGGTTACATGAGGATGGCCATCCGCCAATTGGTGACTTGCGACGGTGTCGCACTGCTGCCTGGTTGGAAGGGTTCACGCGGAGCGCGCATTGAGCGCTGGCTCGCAGGCATGTTGGGCCTAGCCGTCGTTACTGAGAGCACTATTCAGCAAGGGCCGGAGGCTTTAGATGCCTGATGTGCAGCCATTCGGCGTCCAGTTCGGCCAAGCCATCGACTACTTGAAGGGTAAGCTGCCCGAAAGCACCCTCAAGTGGGACGATCTGGCCAGGCCAGTGCATGGCAAGGTGTTCGCTGTGGCAGGCGCAGCCAGCACCGATCTGGTCGCCGATATCCAGCAGTCTCTGGTGGATGCACTTAAAAACGGCACCACCATCACCCAGTTTCGTAAAGACTTCGACGCGGCCGTACAAAAGCATGGCTGGTCATACAGTGGCAAGCGCGGCTGGCGCACCAGCGTCATCTTCGACACCAACATGCGCACCGCGCACATGGCAGGCCGCTGGCAGCAGCTGCAGGCGGGCAAGGCCAAGCGTCCATTCCTGCAATACCGCACAGCTGGTGACGCCCGCGTGCGCCCTCAGCACCGCATGTGGAACGGTCTGATCTTCCCGATTGATGAGGCTTTTTGGCAGACACACTACCCGCCAAACGGCTGGGGATGCCGCTGCACCGTCCGCGCCTATAGTCAGGCCGACTTGGATGACAACCAGTTGCAGGTCTCCAAGCCATATCAGGTCAAGACACGAAATGTAGTCACCCGCGATGGTGAAGTGACCGACCAAGTGCCGCTGGGCATTGATCCTGGCTGGGATCACAACGTGGGCCAGAGCTGGCTGTCTCCCGAGGTCGCCTTGGGCAATAAATTGGCCCGCCTGCCTATGGAATTGCGCGGACCTATGACCGATAAAGCGATTTCACCGGCCTATCAAAAGGTGCTCAACGACAATTTCAAGGCGTTTAAAACGTCCATTAAAAAGCCAACAGGTGCTTCGCAGATCGTCGGATTTATGGATAGCGGAATGCTTGATGCTGTCAGCCAAGCGCTTCCTGACCTTGAGCTTGAATCGACCGCGCTGATGGTTCAGGACAACAAGACGAACCATCTAGCCGGTCTGCACAAAGGCAGCTCTAAGCAGGCATGGCCATCGGATTGGATTGATAGCCTGCCTGAGCATTTGCGTAACTATCGTGCGATCTATTTGGACAAAAAAAGCAACTCATTGCTGGTTATTCCCCAAGGTGAGTTCAATGCCACCATCCCCAAGATCGCCATTCGACTGAACCAGCGCACTAAGTCTGGCATCGTCAACTCAGTTGTCTCGCTAGGTTCAACTGATGCCCTCAGTCTCCAAGAAGAAGCTGTCTACCAGCTGCTGCTCGGCAAGGTACGGCCGTAA